TCTAACGTAGAGGGTGGTTTTTTATGTCCTCCCGAATATGATGCGGATATGATTAAGTTAGTAACTGATATATCTCCAATCAGAGATCTAGCAAGAGTAACTACCACTTCACGAAAATCAGTACAGATACCTGTACGTAAAAGTTTACCTAGTGGTGGCTATGAGGGTGAAGCTGAAGAGGATGGCACTTCTAATTCAAATTACGATATGGTTACCCTAACACCATATAGACTTAGTAATACTGTTGAATACACAAGAAATATATTACTTGATTCTGTGTTCAATGTTGAAAGTGAATTGCAAGCTGATCAAGCCGAGTCTTTTGCTCAAATTGAAGGGAATGCTTTTGTTAACGGCACTGGTATCAAACAGCCATTGGGCTTTTTGAAAAGACCTGCTGAGGGTGGTAAATTAGCAACTACATTACTAACTGCGGCGCTTACCGGTAATGATTTGATCAAGATTACAGCTCAGGTAAAGACTACGTATTACAATCCTATTTTTATGTTTAATCAACAAACTTTAGTCGATATGCGTACACTAACGGATAGTGAAGATAGATATTTATTTGAGTATGGTAACTTGGCTGCCGGGATGCCTGCAACGATTGCTGGATATAAATATGTAATAATTCCTGATATGCCGAATTTAACAGCAGCTACTGCTGTTCCTGTTGTGTTTGGTGATATGGCTCGTGGATATCGAATTGTTGATCTAGAAGGTCTTTTTGTAATTAGAGATCCGTATGCTCAGAAAAGAAAGGGTATAGTCGAGATTACATTTACTAAGTTTAATACTGGTCAACAAGTAAATAGTGAAGCTTTACATGGTATTCTAACACCTACACCGTAATGGTAGGTTGGTAATGCTACTTAAAGGATACGAGAAAAAAGTTATATGTCCTGTAGAGGAAAATAAAACGCTACAGGACATGACCAAAGAGGAATTGTGGCATTTTTGTATTAGTGAGTTCGGTGTTAATTTAGACATTGAAAAACCCGTTGATCAATTACGCGACAGTGTTCAAGAATGTATTTATTTTTTTAAATATGAGGAGTAAAAAATGAGTTCATATGATATACATACAAAAATTAGTGAGGTAGAGTCGCTTGAGCTTACCGCGATTGAGGCGAATGAGACAACTTTAGGTACTGAGATAGACACCGCCGGGTTTGAATCCTGTGAGTTTATCGTATCTGTTATGGCTTATTATGATGGTACTTATGCGTTTTCGTTAGAAGATTCAGATACTAGCGGTTCAGGCTATGCGGCTGTTGATAGTGAGTTAGTCTTTTTAAAAGATGCGTCTTTAGGAGCTGCAGGTATTACTAGACTTGGTTATGTCGGACATAAGCGATATGTAAAACTAAGCATTGTGAGTACGGGTATATCGACGCAAGGAGCTACTTTATATGGTGTTGCTGTATTAGGCAATCCAAAATATGCAGCTACAGCTTAATAGATATTAAAACATGGTAGATACATATAGAGTTGTGACGCCGCCAGATGAGCTGGCGGTTTCACTTGCGTTAGTGAAAGAACATCTTAAGCTTGATCTTAGTGATACGAGCCAAGACACCTATTTGACATTATTAATTCGTGCAGTTACTAGTACTATAGAAAAGTATACCGGCAGAATTTTGATTAATACTGAATTTAAAACATATAGAGAATGTTTTACGGATTCTTTTTTTATTAAACGTTCTAAATTGCAATCTGTTACCTTTGTTAAATACTATATAGATAGTGTACTAACGACAATTGACTCGGATATTTATTATATTTCTGATGAGACTGATTTTGCTAGTGTCTTTTTAGTGGAGGGAGAGTCTTGGCCATCTGATGTAGATAATAGAGCTCAATCAATTGTGATTCAATTTATTGCAGGTTACGGAGATACGCAGGCAGATATACCTTACGATCTTCAGATTGTGTTGTTAGATGCGATTGCATATTTTTACGAGAATAGAGGAGACTGTTCGGACGGAGGCTCTTTAGTAGATGCGGCATTTTTGCCTAAAGGCATACAGCAAGCACTTGATTTTTTTAAGATTATGCAATTTGATAAGAAACCGTATGGCTGTTTGTGAAGTAAAACAAAGAACACATAAGAGAGTTTGTATAGGCTCGCTTAACCGTAAGATTGAGATATATGTACGTAGTATTAAAGCTCCAACCGCAGGTAGTGTTGATTTTTCAGATGAGTTTACTCTTAAGAAAACTGTTTGGGCAATGGTTAAGACAGTTAGAGGTAAGACTATGTTTAACTCAAGTAACATAGAGATGATATTGACTCACGAGTTTAATATCCGGTATATCCCAGACGTAGAAATAATTAATGTTGTTGTCTTTGACGGAGAGCGTTATAAAATTATAAATGTTGAAAATTTAAATAGTGAGAATTATTTTTTAGTGATAAATGCCTCTGATCGAGGCGATTCCAGCTTACCTGTAAATGAGTTTTAAAAATGTTTGGCATACATCCAGAACAAACTGCGCAGAATTTAAGAGCCTATAATACTCTTAGTAAAATAGAACATAATACTCGAGAGGGTATGCGTAAAGCACTGTATTTTATTGGTGATAGGGTAACTCGTGATGCTAAACGATATATATTAGATAGAAATAAAACTGGACGTTTATATTTAATTCGCAGAGGCAAACGGCTTAAAAGGCACCGGGCATCTGCACCCTATGAGTCGCCCGCAAGTTTATCAGGCAATTTACAAAGATCACTTAATTTCACAGTTAAAGGCTATGAGGAGGTCGAGGTTGGTGATCATGCTTCTTATGCTAAATATTTAGAGGGGGGAACTTCTAAAATGATAAAACGACCGTATTTAATAAAAGCTATCAGTGCTAATGATAAATATATAAGAGAAATGTTTTCAAAGGAGATTACTAATGCGTTGCGAGGACGTGATTAGACAATTACAGAACTATATACCGAGACACACTGCGCTTTTTGGTGATGATTTTAGTGTAAGTTCAATGACTCGAGTTGGTACGACTGTGACAGTTGTAACTACTGTTGCGCATGGATTAACTACTACAGATAACGTTTTCATATCGGGTGCTATCGCGCCTATTGGCATTAGTTCACTTACACAAACAAATAATATTGCTACTGCGGTAACCGTATCTGATCACGATTTAACAGAAGGGTATCAGTCTGCAGTAGAAATTTCAGGCGCAACGGAAACAGATTATAACGGTGAGCATACTCTTTTAACAGTGCCAAATAGACGAAAATTTACTTATCAGATAGAAAATGATCCGACAAGTCCCGCAACAGGAACTCCAGTTTTACACGATACAGGTTGGTATAATGGGTATAACGGATTACATCAGATAACAGTTATAGACCCTACAACTTTTACTTTTCAAACAGACAAAGAACCTAATAGTCCAGCGCAAGGTAATATTGTCGCTACCACGGCTACTAGAATAAGTGGTGCTGTTTCTATTGATCGAGCAGCAGAGGCGTATACCCCACAGTCGGAAAATAGACCTTGGATGTTTGCTGTGTTGGGAGATGTGACAGCCAGTAAAGATCGAGCGATGAAAAATGATGCAACTACTATTAATCATCCGGGGATTCAGTATAGACAAAGACTCATCCAGCCATTTTCAATTTATGTTTTTTTAGATGCTACTAATTCTATAGCCGGAAGAGAAGTACGTGACTTAGCTGAAACAATAGCACTACCGCTCTATGCCTCGTTGCTCGGTACAAAAACTATCATATCGTATTTGTCAGAAGAGCAATGGGCCGCGGTTACTTTTAATGGCCATAGATTTTTTGGCTATAATGGGAGTTATTATATTCATGAATATAACTTTGAAACAGTTGGGGATATCACATACAATGATACGAGTGGTGAGGGTGTAAATGTTGCTTTTCGCGATATCGATTTAAGTTTTGTTGATGGAAAAGCACTTGCTGCTATAGATTTAGACGAGGAGCCGCTATAATGAAAGCTAAAATGAAATTAAATGTAGAGTTAAAACAATACCCCAAAGATACTGTTTTAACTATTGAAGTTGATGATTATGGTACGCCCATAGATCGATATTGGCGTAAACGTTTTTTAGATTCTAAAATTGATAATTGTGTTGAATTTATCAGTGATAAGAAACCAAGTAAAAAAGGTACTAAAAAGGAGGTATCCGAATGACTAGTTCAAACCCCAAAGTTACAGTTAATATAGTTAGCGCACAATCGCTAGTAGGTTTAAGCTCACAGAAAATATTATTTGTTGGGCAAAAAACATCTGCGGGTGCAGCTACAGCTGGAGCTCTTGTTGAAAATATAGATAATACAGGAATAGAGGATACGCTATTTGGTGCTAAATCTATGCTTGCAGCAATGATTAGAGCTGCAAAACTAATAAACACTCAAGTTAGATTCGACGCTATTCCTTTAGCTGATGCTGTAGGAACCGAGGCAACAGCTAGTATTGATTTTTCGGGAGCGGCAACTGCGGCTGGAACTTTAACTTTTTATATTGGATCTAAAAGGAACAATGCTTATGAGATAGATGTTGCAATAACAGATACTGGAGCTGAAATATCAACAGCTTTAGTTGCTGCAATAACGGCGGACACTCAGGCATGTTGTACGGCAGTTGTGAATGGAACAGCTGCAGATTTGACATATGTACACACAGGGTTGGAGGGTGATCTTGTTACTATAAAAATAGAGGGTTCTGTTGCAGGTATTACTCCAGCTATTACAGGTTTTGCTAGTGGAGCAACTAATCCAACACTAACTG